ATGAGAGATATGAAATGGATGTATAACCTTAATAGCAATAGCGAGATTTGGACAAGTAATAAATATGAAACAAAAGAAGAAGCTACTCAAGCAGCTTTAAAAGATTGGACGGATAGAATGGTTGCAGATAGAGCATCAGTTGATGATGAATTCCAAGTTGGACAATTCAAACAGTATACGCCATGGATCAATGCAGATGTATTGTTGGATGAATTATATGAACGAGCAAACGATGAATGTGGAGAGGTTGCAGATTCTTGGCTTTCAGGGGTAGCAAGAGATGAAGGTGAAAAACTTCAAGAACAAATTAATAAGGTAGTTGAAGGATGGCTAAAAGGAATAAATGAGTATCCTAACTTCGGTTCGATTGAAAATATTGAAACAATTGATGCTAGCAAACTCGAATCTAAAGAAGATTAAATCAAATCGATATTTGGAGGGAAAGGGAATGGAAATCAAGGTAAATGAGCAAGCTCAAAAGTTTCATTTAGCAACAAATATGGGGAATTGGCAACAGGCGATAGGTCATGAAATACAAGTAGGGAAGTACAGATTTTGTGCCATCCCTATGGGATATCACATAAATGTATCTGAAGTAACAACAGGGGTCAGAGCGATAAACGTCAATATCACGCAAGAAGTTTGGGATGAGACAAGAACTAAAGAAGATACAGTGAAGTTTTTGTATAAAGTCGGAAAAAGAATGGAAGAAGTCATAAATAAAGTTGGAAGCTCTTATTTGGATAAGTTAATTGAGGATTCTAAGAAAAATAATTTAGAAAAAATCGGAGAAATGCCACCGATTGAAGATGTCGATACGGATTGGATGACAGACGAGATCAGCGATGTGACGCATTAAGTTTTTTAACAAAAGCGTTATCTGAATAGAAAAGGGGAATGAGAGATGAAGCTACAAGACATAAAGGAAGATAAATCACTTTGGGAAAAGATGCATGTTGAAGGTGTAGGTAAAGTGCTTTTAGTTGAAGAGAGTTATTACGATAGTGTCGTTGAATTGGTAAATAGGTTGGAGAAAGAAAATAAAAGAGCAGCTAGCAAAAGCTAACTGCTCTCATGTCTGGTGAAGACTTTAATGTGACATTCTATATGGAAAAATGTCAAAGAACAACTTATCTGTATTATGTACCAAATTTGGAAACTTATTCAAATAAATAAGCAGCTAGCAAAAGCTAACTGCTCGCCCTTGGGGAAAGGGGAAAAACCTAACATCACAGATGACAATCTGGATGTAAGTATAGTATGAGCTAGGTTTTGAATTTTATTCAAACAACCAAAAGAACAGCTAGCTAAAGCTAACTGCTCTCTCGGGATGGGAACTCAGATTACTGGAGGCTCATTTAAATGGGTTATGGCTATCGCCTATATACATCATATGCAGAATATTGGGATTTATTCGGGGGGAAGATGGAAATGAAATTAAATAAAAACGAGTTACTTCAAATATACGAATGGTTTTACTATATCAGATCAAGTAACTTTGCTCATTTGAGTGATGAGGATAGAAAGTTAGCTACTAAAATCAGAAAAGAAGCTATGAAGCAATGTGGATTAAAAGATAAGTAATTTTGAACAAAATAATCCTTTTAATAGAAAGTGAGGTTAGGTTCACAGTGAACGTGAGCCTGAATTTTAAAATTTCATTTCTCACGAAAAAACGGCTCTATATAATAAGAAAATTAAACGTTTAAATCTTTTTTGAATTATAGGTCTTGTGGGCATTATAATGTCTAAAAACGTGTAATAACACTGTATAAAATGATTCATCGGTTTTGAGGTGAAATTAAAGGGGGAAAACGATGAAAAAGCGTAAAAAACGAAAAATAAAGAAAGCAATTGCTCGTAGAGCTAAATCATTTGAAAAATATAGAGTTGAAAATGCTTGGAGGAACATTTTTGTACAGGCTGGTATTTTAAAGTGAAAAGCAAATGAATATAGTCCGGCTAGAAAACTAGAGGACACCAATTTTTAGAACAGCAATAAAGCTGTTTTAGGAATAGGTGTCCTTTTTATTTTGAAAAGGGAGATGAGGAAATGAAGGTGCTGAGAGATCAATTGCGTGAGTGGAAAAAGCAATCTAAGCAAGTGAAAAAGAAAAACAAGAAAAAACAAAAAGAGAAATTAAGCACTCGTGATATTGAAGAGTTAATGGGGATTCGTGGACCACGTTATGAACGTAGACGTGGAGCTTTAAGACAAAAGTAATTTAAAAATAAAAAGGAGTGGTCTTACATGACTAAACAATTATCTTTCTTACCAAAAATCGATAGAGCAGCAACACAAGAAGAATTAGAAGGTGTGTTGGAAAGCGTGCGTATACATAGGCAATTTGGGATGATGCGTAAAGAAATGAAAGTCACTCCTTCTTATGAAATGCGTGAACACGGTCCTACACATGCAGTTGGTAAGCTGCTAGAAGATGTTGCTATAGCGAATATTCAACAAAGTAAACGAGAAGAATGGCTTGAAGGAATGTCATTACGCATTGATCAGTTTCTAAATCGATTAGGAAACGGACGGGCAGGAAGTATCCAAAGAGATATTATTTGTAAACGTTATTTAGAAGAAGAGGATGTATGTGATTACATGGTTTATAACGAAATCGGAATGTCAGAGCGTACTTATCGACGCTGGAAGTCTAAAGCGTTTTATAAACTTGCTTTTGCACTTGGATTAGAAGTTTACGAGACAGAAGAGTCTGGAGGTAATGAATAATGAATTTTGTTCAACCAATACGTGATCCAGAGCAAATCCAAAATCTAAAGGATTACTTCAAGGAGAAGAGTGATCGTAATTATATTCTGTTTATCATGGGAATTAATACAGGATTAAGAATTAGTGACATCTTAAAGTTGAAGGTAGTAGATGTAAAAGGAAGTCATATATCTATGCGTGAAAAGAAAACAGGAAAGCAAAAGCGTATTCAAATTACTGCAGCATTGAAAAGAGAACTTAAATGGTTTAATGAAACAAGAAATGATGATGAGTATTTATTACAAAGTAGACAAGGGAAGAATCGACCTATTGGTCGTAGCATGGCATACAAGATATTAAGTGGGGCGGCAGCAGAGTTTGGATTAGATGAGATAGGGACACATACGTTGAGAAAGACTTATGGATATCATATGTACATGCAAACGAAAAACATTGCATTACTTATGGAGATATTCAATCACTCATCTGAAAAGGTAACGCTTCGTTATATAGGTGTAAATCAAGATGCAATGGATAAAGCAATGACTAGGTTTAAAATCTAATCATTGTTTTTTCTTTTTTAATTTATACAGTTACTCATAATTTTTGTACTGTGTAACTCAAAAGAGAAAGTATTATGAATTCAATGATAGCAAGGGATTTCGCAATCGGGTCAGTTACACACAATATAAGATATGGGTAAGTGAATAGAAAAAATATGTAATCTATATATAATAGAAAACGGAGGTGTTATAAATACAATGGAAGATATAAAAGTAATAATATCAATAGTGGCTATAGCAAGTGGATTAGCCGGTGTGGGTATAGGTGCAACACTAAATCACCTTTATACTCTAAGTAGAGAAAAAAACAACAGGATATACGATTATAAAAACAAAGTTTATAAAGAAGTGTATGTTCCGATACATAAGATATTGGGGCATGACTTAAGCTATAGTGCAGAATATAAAGGGAAGGGAAGGTTACAAAAAATAGAAAACATTGTATATAACAACAATGAATTAGTAGATTATCAATTAAAGGAAATCGTTAAATATACAAAGGGTAGTATTTATATGAAAGATGGTCCAACAGGACGTCAAGATGATTGGACATTTGAGCTTGATTGGGAAAAACTAAATAACCATGTTGATTCGACGTATAATCATCTGAGGAAAGAATTAGGAATCCCAAACGATATAGGTGTAAAAATAGATTAATAAAATAAGTGGCAGAGTCGTGACCGCTTTTTGGCAGTAAATGTGCCGGTTGTTTTGGAATTAACGTGATATATTTGTATTGTGAGAGTGGCGGAGAACACGACTCACGCCTACCTTTATAATAGATCGTCATGCCAAGCGGATGATGGTTGTGGGTTGAATGGATTGTCGTTTCATGATATTTACAACAGTTTGCATGACATGAGTTGAGAATGAAGAGGAGCTTTTGCTCTTCTTCCAGTTACTTAATAACGTTTGTAGTGTAAATGAACATAACAACATTAGGTGACTGGAAGAAGAATGAAACTTCATATACCGTATTTAATGTAAAAGCATCCATTTGGGTGCTTTTTATTTTGGAGAATAAAAACTTGAGTAATTTATGTTGTTAAGAGCCGAAGTGACAGCTTCGACTCCAACATGAAGGTTTTATCATATTTAACAAGAGGTTGAATTACGTAAAAATTAATTGTTTTATTTGATATTTAAAGTGATATTAATTTCTTCGTTACAATGAGGGCAATTCACAGTCCCTTCTTTGGCTACAATTTCAAATTCTTTTTTACAGTTTGTGCATTCTATTTCAGTTGTAGCACCAGATTCACCGTTTTTAATTGCTTGTTCTGCTTGGTCCATAATAGCTTTTTCCAAATCGTTCATATTGAAGTTCATTTTGAATGACATAAGATTCCTCCAAATTATTAGTTAATCCAACCTCTTATGGAAATTATAACAAATTGAAAGGATGGTAGTTATGAAGAATACCAATTTAATAACAAAAGTTGAGATAAAAGGATTAGAAAGGTTTAAAGAACTGATAGAGGAGTTGAATAGTCTTGAATTAAAAGTTGTAGTAAATGAAGTGAAATTAGAAGAGAATGTGGATAAATAAATAATTTGATAGTTCGTCAAGTTTTAATTGCTTAAGTAGCTGAATAGCTACTTTTTATTTTGGAGGAGGAAGTGATGGGAATGATTAAGTTTAATGGAATACAGGATATACAAGTAGATAAAGAACGGCAAAAACAAGAAGGTATAAGAAAGTTAGAAATAATGTTAACAGAAGAAGGCGAAGTTGGTATGGTATCAATCGAACGTTATCCTTTCGCGTGTAACTGGAGTGACGAAAAGGAAGTGATAACATGACGTGGTTAAGCTTCTTTATTGGATACAGCGTTGGTATGATGCTCACTGTATTGATAATGAAAAGTCTTATTGAAGCGAAAGAAGTGCATGAGTTGGATGATATAGATAAGTCAGTGTTAAATGAAATGAGACAGTTAGAAACAATAAGGAATGATAAAGGGTAATGGCAAAAGAATATGCCAAGAAGTTTTATAAGTCTACAGCATGGAAGAAGTGTAGAGACTCTTACTTTAATTTCAGACATGGCTTATGTGAACGATGTAAAGAACCCGGGAAGATAGTCCATCATAAGGATTACATAACACCTGAGAACATTAACGATCCAGAGATAACACTAAGCTTTAGTAACTTAGAACTATTGTGCCAGGACTGTCATAACCGTGAGCACCATGAGAAGAATAGTCCTGTTGTTGAAGGCGTAATGTTTGATGAGAATGGTGATTTGATTAGGAGGGATAGAGATGGAACTAACTAAACTTGAGAAGGTAATTGTTATTAGTGCATTCGCTCAAGGTTTAAGTGATCAAGAATTCGCGAACTATGCTGGTGAACATACATTAGAACAATTGAATAAAGAACTTGAAAAACTATTTGATAATTCAGCTCCAAAAGAAATGAGAGAAGCTAGAGTGAATATATTAAATAAATTCATTCAAGACTTATTAAAAGAAAATAAAAAATAAAAAAATCCAAATCCCCCCCTTAAAAAAAATAAAAAAAATTTTTTATAGGGACCGAGGGGGGAGCTTCACGTAACACATGGGTCGCACGTGAGGGGGGTGTGGTCATGAAAGGAGTGATTACTAATGAGTGGCAATCAAGAGTTAGAAAAAGAAAAAAGAATTAAACGAGAAATGACAAGATTAAACAGCCTATTGAAAAATTTAGAACCCAAAAAGAAAAGAGCAGTCTCTTCACTCATCAAGAATGCTGCTTTTATGGCTGTTACTTTAGAAGATTTACAAGAAAAAATTAACAAGAATGGTACTACAGAGCAATATCAAAATGGAGCCAATCAATTCGGTACTAAAAAATCATCTGATGTAGAAGTTCATAACAATATGACAAAAAATCATGCTCAAGTCATGAAACAACTATTGGATCTACTTCCAAAAGAACAACCTAAAGAAGATGATGATGGATTCGATGAATTTGTGGCTGGCAAATGAGTAAGCGAGTAAGAAAGCAGTATCCTTTAACTTATAACCCGATTATCGAGTATTACAATAAAATCGAATCTGATGAAGAGGTTGTATCCAACAAGGTTAGACATGTATATAAGAAACTTATTGATGATGTTTATGATAATTCTTCGGTGTATGAGTATGATCCTAAAAAAGCTAACCATGTTATTGAATTCATCGAGAATTTTTGTAAACATTCGAAAGGTAAATGGGGCGGCAAGCCGATTGAATTAGAGTTATGGCAAAAAGCATTTTTAGCAGCATCATTTGGTTTTGTTCATAAGATTGACGGTACAAGAAAGTATAGAGAAGTATTATTAATCGTGGCTCGTAAAAATGGAAAATCAACAATTGCTTCTGGAATTGGTTTGTATTTACAAGTTGCTGATGGAGAACCAGGTGCTGAGATATATGCTGTAGCTACTAAATTAGATCAAGCAAAATTAGTGTGGTTAGATGCAAAGAGAATGGTTAAAAAATCACCAGTTCTATTAAAAAGAATTAAGCCACTTGTTCGGGAGTTAAATGCAGATTTTAATGATAGTACATTTAAACCACTAGGAAGCGATTCAGAAACACTTGATGGTCTTAACGTTCATGGAGCCATGATGGATGAAATACATGCTTGGAAAGATAAAAATCTATATGATGTTATTGTGGACGGAACATCTTCAAGGGAACAGCCAATGATATTTATGATCACAACAGCTGGAACTATTCGAGAGTCAGTCTATGATATGAAATATGAAGAAGCTGAAATGCTTTTGAATGGATTTGATGATCCAGATGGTTATAAAGACGATCGTTTCTTACCAATTATCTACGAATTGGATAAGCGAGAAGAGTGGACTGACCCATCAAAATGGAAGAAAGCTAATCCTGGCCTTGGAACTATTAAGAAAGTTGATCAATTAGAAACCAAGGTTAATAAAGCAAAAGCTAATCCATTACTTGTTAAAAACTTATTAACCAAAGATTTTAATATACGTGAAACAAGTACAGAAGCATGGTTAACATTTGAACAGTTAAATAATAAAGCTATTTTTGATATAGCGAAATTAAAACCTTCTTATGGTATTGGTGGTTGTGACTTATCTTCAACTACCGATTTAACCGCAGCGAAGGTTATTTTTATGGTTGCTGATGATCCGCGTATCTATGTTAAACAAATGTATTGGCTTCCAGAAGATTTACTTGAGCAAAGAAGTAAAGAAGATAAAATACCTTATGACTTATGGTGTGAACAAGGATTATTAAGAACAACACCAGGAAATTCTGTTCATTATAAATTCGTAACAGAATGGTTCTTAGAAATGCGAGATGAGTATGGAATCTTTATCCCTTGGATTGGCTATGATAGATGGTCTGCAAAGTATTGGGTTGAAGAAATGGAAGGGTACTTCGGTAAAGAAGCAATGGTTCCAATTGCACAAGGTAAACAGACTCTTTCCAGTCCAATGAAACTATTGGGAGCAGATTTAGAATCAAAATTAGTAAATTATAATAACAATCCTATCGATAAATGGTGTTTATCAAATACAGCCATTGATGTCGATAAAAATCTTAATATACAGCCGAACAAAACAAATAATCAACGTAGACGTATTGATGGTACAGCAGCTCTTTTAAATGCATATGTAGTACTTCAAGAAAAGCGTAATGATTACTTAAATATGATTTAAGGGAGGTGAGATATTGGGATTATTCGATAAGATATTTGGAAAAAAACAGCCAACTACCACAACTCGTTTTGAAATGATAAACGATAATGGAGGAGGTTTTTTCTCATGGAACGGAAGTATCTACGAGAGTGATATTATTAGAGCTTGTATACGTCCTAAGGCAAAGGCTGTTGGTAAATTAATTGCTAAACATATTAGGGATAATGCAAATGAATTTAAAGTGAATCCAGATCCGTATATGAGGTTTATTTTAGAAGAGCCGAATCCATTAATGACAGGTCAAATGTTTCAAGAAAAAATGACAGTGCAATTAGAACTTAATCATAATGCATTTGCTTACATTAAACGGGATGAAATGGGTTTTGCAACTGAAATTTATCCGATTCCCTGTGTAACTGTAGAAGTTGTGGAAGGAGTACAAGGTGATATCTTTCTAACCTTTTATTTTAAAAATGGAAAGAGAATGACTGTTCCGTATGTAGATGTAATTCATCTCAGAACAGATTTCAATGAGGATGACTTTTTTGGAGAACATCCAGGAACAGCATTATCTTCATTAATGGATATTGTTACAACTACCGATCAAGGTATTGTAAAAGCAATTAAAAATAGCGCGGTAGTGAAATGGATATTGAAATTTAAATCTGTTTTAAAGCAAGAGGACATTGATACACAGGTAAAAAACTTTGTTACCAATTATTTAAGTATCGACAATGTTAATGGCGGAGCTGCTTCTTCTGATCCACGTTATGATTTAGAACAAGTTAAGCCTGAAGCGTTTGTTCCAGATTCAAAACAAATGCAAGAAACTATTCAACGAATATATAACTTTTTTAATACGAACGAAAAAATTATACAAAGTAAATATTCAGAAGATGAATGGAATGCTTATTACGAATCTGAAATAGAGCCATTGGCGATGCAGCTTGCTGGAGAATTTACCAGGAAGCTTTTTTCACGTCGTGAACGTGGGTTTGGTAACAAGATAATTTTTGAAGCGGCAAGTCTTCAATATGCTTCTATGTCCACAAAAATGAATCCAGTTCAAATGGTTGATAGAGGAGCAATGACACCAAATGAATGGCGTTCAATTCTTTCACTTGGGCCAATAGAAGGCGGAGATAAACCGATACGTAGACTAGATACAGCTTTAGTTAAAGACGGAAACGTTACTGGTAAAGGAGGTGATAATGGTGGACAAAACGGAAACGAGGGAACTGACAACACAACAGATTGAAATTAGAGAAGGTGACGATGGGAATCGAACATTAACTGGTTACGCAGTTAAGTGGGAACAAAAATCTGTCGTTATGGGATATTATCGTAAGTTTCGTGAACAGTTTAGACAAGGAGCGTTTTTAGATTCGTTGCAAAAAGATGACCAGCGTTTTTTATGGTCACATGATACTTCTAAAGTATTAGGGAGAACTAAAAATAACACATTGCGTCTAGTTGAAGATTCAATCGGGTTGCGATTTGAATTGGATTTGCCTAAAACGACTCTTGGTAATGACACATTTGAAACCATTAAGCGTGGCGATGTCGATGGTGTTAGCTTTGGTTTTAGTATGATTACTGAGGAGATTGACGAACCTGACGATGATCTTATGTTACGAACAGTAACAAAGGCTAAATTATTAGAAGTCAGTGCTGTTGCATTTCCTGCTTATCCAGATTCAGAGGTAAGCGCAAGAGGATATGATCCATATAAACATTTTACAGAAGAAAGAAAACGCTCGGAAAAGCGTAAAAGACTATATCTACAAACATTATTATAAAAAAGGTGGAATTTTAAAATGAATAAAGAACAATTATTAAAGCGTAAATCTGAAATCAGTGAATTGTTAGCTGATGAAACTCGATCTATCGATAATATAGATGATATCGAAAAAGAATTACGAGGTATTAATGATCAATTAGCTGCGATTGAAAAACGTGAGCAACTCTTAGGCGAAGCTCTTTCAATTAACAACGGTACTGCTACTGGTACAACAAAAGTGGAAATGTTTAATACTAATTCACAAAATGAAGAACGTGAATTAGGAACAGATTCCCTTGAATACCGTAATGCTTTCATGAATTATGTTTTACGTGGAGAAGCAATCCCTACTGAAATTCGTGCTAATGCAGTTACTAAAACTGGTGATGTAGGTTCAGTTATTCCACAAACAGTATTGAATCAAATTATCGAAAAAATTGAAGCAGTTGGTATGATTCTTCCACTTGTTACTCGTACAGCGATTAAAGGTGGCGTAAGTGTTCCAATTTCTTCTGTTAAACCAGTGGCTTCATGGGTAGCTGAAAGCGCAGGAAGTGATAAGCAAAAGAAAACAACAGGTGCTATCACATTTAACTACAATAAACTTCGTTGTGCAGTAGCAGTATCATTAGAAGTTGATACTATGGCGTTACCTGTCTTTGAATCTACTTTAATTAATAACGTTGTGGAAGCAATGACAAAAGCAATTGAACAATCAATTATTAACGGTACTGGAGTAGGACAACCAAAAGGTATCTTGGCTGAAACGCCAGTTGCAGGACAAGCGTTAGATGTTGCTAAAGTTGAGTATAAAACATTGGTTGATGCAGAAGCAGCATTACCACTTGAATATGAAGATGGTGCTGTTTGGTGCATGACAAAGAAAACGTTTATGTCGTTTGCTGGAATGGTAGATACAAGTGGACAACCTATCGCAAGAACGAATTATGGTATTAATGGTAAAGCAGAACGAGTTCTGTTAGGTCGTAATGTTGTTCTTTGTAACTATATTGATAGCTTCTCTACTGCTGCAACTGGCAAACCGTTTGGTTTCTTATTCAATTTCAGTGATTACCTTCTTAACACTAATTATCAAATGGGTGTTAAAAAATATGAAGATAACGAAACTGATGACATGGTTACAAAAGCAATTATGGTTGTCGATGGCAAAGCGGTTAATGTGAACTCTCTTGTAGTTCTTAAGAAAGCAGCGGCAGTTTAAGGAGCTGATAATAGATGAAAGGTTTAGTGATTAAGCCGTTTATCGATAATGATACACAAATAGGATATTCAGAAGGTGATATGTACGAATCAGCTGATTCTAAACGTATCACCTTTTTAGTTAAAGAAGGATATTTAAGTGGCTCATCTAAGAAAACGGTGAAAAAAGATGCTTGATGTTGTAAAGAAATCATTGCGTATTTCTCATAATGCTCTTGATGATGAAATTTCAGATTTAATTGAAGCAGCCCGGCACGACTTAATGTTGTCGGGCGTTTCTTCTGAAAAAGCGAATGTGGACACTGATCAACTTATAAAACGAGCGATCATTACCTATGTAAAAGCTAATTTTATTCCAGATGCAAAAGAAGCAGAACGCTTCCAATTATCTTATAACATGCTTAGAAACCACCTAACTTTAGCAGGTGATTATAAATGAACGATATTTTATTGTTTCCAGTTGTTACAACTATTGAAGATGAACTAGGACAAAAAGAGGAATTTGAAGAGTTTATAAGACAAGTATTTTGTGAAAAGAAAAGTGTTCCACAATCGGAATTTTTCCAAGCTGGGCAAAGCGGAATTAAAGCTAGTTGTACATTGATTGTTCATTTGTTGGATTATCAAGAGGAACAAAAAGTAAAGTATCGTGAAAAAGAATATAGCATTTACCGCACGTATGAAAGAAATGATGAAAAGGTTGAACTGTATTGTGAGGTGAAAGCTGGTGGCTAGTATCGATAGTTTAGCAAATGACATTGCAAGAGAGTTGCAGCGGTATTCAAATGTGATTGAAGAGGATATTGAAGTAGCAAAAGTAGAAGTTGCAGATAATCTTGTAGGTGAGCTGAAACAAAAAAGCCCTAAGTTAACAGGAAGCTATCGTAAAGGATGGAGATCCACAAAACAAGGGAATAAGATAATTGTTCATAATAAAACCCGCTACCAATTAACTCATTTGTTAGAGAAAGGTCATGCGAAAAAAGGCGGTGGTCGTGTTGCGGCTAAAGTTCATATTGCTCCAGCAGAAGAACATGCGGTAAATGATTTCATCGAGCGTGTGGAAAGGGCGATTAGACAATGACATTAGCTGAATTGAAAAAGATACTCGATGCTACAGGTTATCCTGTGGCCTATTCGCATTTCACAGCAACAACCAATAATCCAGTGCCGTCTCCACCTTATATTTGTTATCTTGTGGACGGTTCATCTAACATGATAGCGGACAATAAAGTCTATCAAAAAATAAATGATGTAAATATTGAGCTTTATACAACTAAAAAGGATTTGATTGCTGAATCCAAACTTGAAAAAGTCTTAGATGATCATGAGCTACCTTATGAATCGTTTGAGACTTTTATAGATTCTGAGGAATTATTTCAAAAAATATATGAAGTGAGGTTGATTTAAATGCCAGAAAACAAAGTATCTTTTGGTTTGAAAAATGTTCGTTATGCAACATACGAAACGAAAGATGGGGTAGTTACATTCGAAACACCAATTCCATTGCCTGGTGCGGTTGAATTAACATTCGAACCACGTGGTGATTTAATTGAATTTTACGCAGATGACATGCTTTATTATGCTGCATCAAATAACCAAGGCTATGATGGGACATTATCTATCGCATATATTCCAGAACAGTTCGCAATAGATGCGTTAGGTGAGCAATTGGATGAAACAGATGGCGTGCTAAACGAATTAGCAGATGCAAAAGGCAAATCATTTGCATTATTATTCGAATTTGATGGTGATATCAAAGCAACTAGACATGTTATGTTCAACTGTTCCGCAAGTCGTCCTACGCTTGCATCAAAAACAAAAACAAGTTCTGCCGAACCGAATGCAAACGAATTAAAATTCGTCTCTAGCCCTATTGATATTAGTGGAAATCGCATGGTTAAAACTAAAACTACATCTAAAACAACACAAGCAATTTATGATAATTGGTATAAAAAAGTTTATGTAAAAACAACAACACAAGGGGCGTAATTAGATGGAAAAAACAATTGTAATAGATGATAAACAGGTTCGATTAAAAAGTACAGCGGCAACGGTTAAACGTTACAAAGCACAATTTAGACGTGATTTATTTGCGGATATGATGGGATTAGGTGCAATTAGTGCAGTTACCAATCAAGATGGCTCACAACATCCTATTGATGTATCTAATCTTGAATTAAGTAAAGTGGATTTTGAGGTTATTTATGATTTGGTTTGGTTATACGCTAGAACGGCTGATCCAAGTATCCCTGATCCTTTGACATGGCTAGATGGGTTTGACGAATTCCCTATTTACGATATCCTTCCAGAAATCATGGATATGATTCAAAGCACTATGGGAGCAAAAAAAAAATAACAGGCAATGATGAAGAGCAAGGAGCTATCGGTGATGAAGAATTAACCACTGATACGTTCCTTGCTCTTTGTTATAAATCAAAATTAACACATGCTGACCTAGAAACTATGACTGTGGGCGATTGCTTTGATTATATTTCCGAATTTGCTGAAATGGAAAATCCACAAAAAGACAAAGTAAGAAAAGCAAATCAAAAAGACTTTAATGCTTTCTAAGAAATGAGGTGAAATGATGGCAGGAAGCAGAATCAAAGGCATAACGGTTGAAATTGGTGGCGAAACCACTGGACTTCAAAACGCTTTAAAGGATGTAAATAAACGTAGTAATGATTTAGCGAAAGAGTTAAAAGATGTTGAACGTCTCTTGAAATTTAACCCTGGTAATGTGGAAGCATTAGCACAAAAACAACAGCTATTAACCCAACGCATTGAAGCTACTACTGAGAAACTTGATAAATTGAAAGCAGCCGAACAACAAGTTCAAGCACAATTTGAACGTGGTGATATTGGAGAAGAACAGTATCGTGCATTTAGACGTGAAATTGAATTTACAGAAGGTTCCTTAGGTGGTCTGAAAAATCAACTAAAAAACATGAGAGATGAGCAAGAAAGAGCTGCTCGATCAACTCGTGAATTAGATACTCTTTTTGATGCGACTGGTACAAGTGTAGATGATTTTGCAGAGGTACTAGGTGGGCGACTAACAGCAGCAATTCGAAATGGAACAGCCACATCCGAACAACTTGGCGAAGCAATGGATCGCATAGGTCGTAAAGCATTAGGGGCTGACGCTGATTTAGAACGTTTCAGAGCGGCTTTACGAAGCGTTAACGATGGTGCGGACTTAGAACAAATAAGTAGAGAACTAGATGAAATTGCAGATGAAGCACGTCAAGCAGACCGAGCGGTAGATGATTTCGGATCAGGATTGGAAAGTGTAGCAGGTGCATTAGTAGCAGGTGGTGGAATAGCCGCAGCTATTGAACAAGCACTTGATGTGTCTAAATTAAAAACAAAGATTGATATCTCCTTTGATGTCCCCGAATCCTCAAAAAAGTCAGTAGAAGAAGCAGTAAGAGGTATTGAAGCATACGGAGTCGATGGTGAAGCGGCTTTAGAAGGCGTACGTAGACAATGGGCATTAAATAAAAATGTTAGTGATGAAGCGAATGCAGCAGTTGCAAAGGGTGCAGCGGTAATTGCACAATCTTATGAAGGGATAGATTTTACAGAGTTAATTCAAGAAACATACGAAATAGGAAATGAATTAGGGATAACTCAAGATAATGCCCTTGGTATGGTTGATGCGTTGTTGAAAATGGGATTTCCACCAGAGCAACTAGATATCATTGCCGAATATGGAAGTCAGTTGACACGTGCAGGTTTTAAAGCTGAAGAAGTTCAGGCGATTATGGAAGCAGGCGTTGAAACGGGTGGTTGGAATATTGATAATTTATTAGATGGTCTGAAAGAAGGACGTATCCAATTAGCTGAATTTGCTCAAGGAGCTGATAAAGCTTTAAAAGAAGCGCTTGATGGTTCGGGTATTGCAACTGAACAAATCGAAAAATGGGGTCAAGCTGTCGCTAAAGGCGGAAGTGAAGGTTCGAAAGCCATGGTAGATGTGGCTAAAGCGATTGAAGGAATAGAAGACCCAGTCAAAAGAAATCAAGTTGGGGTTAAAGTTCTAGCCACTATGTTTGAAGACCAAGGTCAAAATTTAACTAACACTTTAATAAACGCTTCGGAAAAAACCGTAGACTTCCAGAAGAATCAAGATCAATTGAATGAATCCATTAAAAAAATGGATGCAAACCCAGCGGTTAAAATGCAAAAAGCAATGGGCGATTTAAAGATGGCTCTCGAACCAGTTTTATTAGTTGTAGCTGATATTATTTCTAAATTTGCCGAATGGATTTCGAATAATCCGAAATTGGCAGCTACATTGACAGTGATTGCAACAGTAATAGGAATTATAGCTGGAGCATTTATGGCTTTAGCTCCAATAGTTGTCGTCATATCGGGTATAGGGGCTGCAATGATGGGATGGGTAGCATTAATTGCTGTGATTGTAGCCGCTGTGGTCGCTCTTGGTGTAGCAATCTATCAAAACTGGGAATCTATTAAGACTTGGACAATAGAAACATGGGATTCTATTAAAGAATATTTAGTAGGTCTTTGGGACGGTATAGTTCAATCATCCAGTGAAGCGTGGAGTTCATTTTTAGAAACAATGCATGAGTTTTTTGATCCCATTGGTCAATTTTTCAGTGATTTATGGACAGGTATAGGTCAGGTATGTAGTGATGCATGGAATTCTATTGTTGAATTCTTTTCTGGGGCGTGGGCTTCATTTACAGAAATGATGCATAGTTCCTTTGACACAATAGGTGAATTCTTTAGTGGCTTATGGTCTGGGATTGTTGAAACAGCTTCTTCCTGGTGGTCTTCTTTAGTTACAACCGCATCCGAATTATGGGGGATGCTAACGCAAGCTTGGCAAGATACTTGGAATACGATTGTTACTTTTTTAGATCCGATCATTTCATTGATTTCAACCGTTTTAGAAGCAGGTTGGTTACTAATTCAAGCCGGAGCGCAAATTGCTTGGGCGGCGATAAGCCAATATATTATTCAACCAATTCAAGAAGCTTACGATTGGGTAAGTGGAAAAATTGGTGAATTAGTTAACTGGTTAAGTCAACAATGGGGAATTGCGAAGTTAGCGGCACAAATTGGTTGGTCTTTATTTAAACAATATATCATTCAACCCGTCCTAGATACTTGGAACTTTGTAAAAGAAAAATTTGGTGATTTGATATCTTGGTTAAGTTCAAAATGGGAACTTGCTAAATCATATACTCTTGCGGCTTGGAATTTGGTCAAACAATATGTTATCCAATCAGTTCAAGAATTGTGGAATACAACGAAAGAAAAACTTGGTGATTTGGCAAATTGGATACTTGGAAAATGGGAAACTATTAAGTCCTATACACTTTCAGCCTGGAATTTAGTGAAGCAATATATTATTGATCCACTTGTTTCAGCGTACAACAGTGTGAAAACTACAGTTACAGATTTGTACAATGCTGCTAAGGATAAGTTTGATTCAGTGAAAAATGAAGCGAAGGAAAAGTTCGATGCTGCTAAACGTAATATTATCGATCCGATAAAAGATGCTGTTGAAACTGTGAAAGATTGGATTGATAAAATCAAGGGATTCTTTAGTGATCTTAAATTGAAAATCCCATCACCAGAAATGCCTAAATTACCTCATTTCTCTTTAAAAACTAGTTCCACAACTGTTTTAGGGAAAGACATTACTTATCCATCTGGAATCAATGTGGATTGGTATGCAAAAGGAGGTATTTTCACTAAACCCACGATTTTCGGAATGAACGGTGGAAATTTACTAGGAGCTGGCGAAGCTGGGGACGAAGCGGTTTTACCTTTAAATAAAAAGACACTTGGAGCTATTGGAGCAGGAATTGCAGCAACTATGCAACTAGGTTCGACAAATGAACAATTTTCGGGCATTGCTGATACTATGAGTCAATTAGCTAGTTCTATGAGTGAATTATCTGGTTTAAAAAGTGTGATGAGTGGTGTTTATGGAAGTATGGCAAGTAATAGACAATCCATGGTTAGTAACGTTACAAATTCAATGGTTAATCTAGGCGGTGGTAATTATGGATCAGTGCAAGCAGGGATGGCAGGCGCATTCCCATCGCAAGGTGGCGATCTAGTAATTGAAGTACCTGTTCGTTTAGAAGGTAAAGATGTTGCACGTGGAACTTATCGTTATACAACTGAGTACCAGAAGAGAGAAGAAGAAAGAAACTCATCCTTTAAGGGTTAGAGTTTCTTTTGTTTTATAAAGAAAAGAGGTGTCAAAGTGAGTTCTTTTACATTTAACAAACAGCGTAAAAATTTCATTCAAATAGAAAAAGGATGGAAAAGACCAGCATGGGCGCCATTGAAGAGAAATCTATTAAGTGTAGCAGGTTATCCAGGAGCAAGATTATTAAATACCCAAACCGATATTCGCGTACTACCTATTCCAGTAGGAATTATCGTTCCAGATGGATCTGATTTAGAAAAATTAAAAGAAGAAATTGCTGGTTGGCTTATCACAGAACAGCCAGTTGAACTTATTTTTGATACAGAACCAGATAGAATTTATATGGCTGTTGTGGATGAAAGTTTTGATCCAGATGAATTTGTTACCTTGGGAAAAGGTATAATTAAGTTCATTTGCCCAATGCCTTATAAACTATCAAAAGATAAAAAGAAATACACTATGAGTAATCAAAATTCTACTTTAAAAGCAGACGTAGAAAATAAAGGTACAGTAGAAGCAATTCCAACGATTACCCTAACAGCAACAAGAGAAAGTACATTCTTTGATATTGATACTGATGATGGACAGTTCTTTCGAATTGGTTATCCAGCAACTGTGGAGGAAAAGCCTTTTGTTAAAGAAGAACTAATTGCAGATTTGCCTATGACTCCAATAGGATGGACAACAGCAAATTACATGGATTTCGGGAGAGTTGCAGGCTCATTTGCAAATTTAGGTGAGGGTCCACTTCAGGCTGATGATTACGGTACAGGGACTGGGTGGCATGGTCCTGCATTGAAACGTTCTCTTAAAGTCCCTATCCAAAATTTCAGGGTAGAAGTTGACTTGGATTTTCAAATGACATCGTATGAAATCGGACGAATGGAAGTATATTTATTAGACGAAGCCAGCGAAATCATAGGGAAAATGGCAATTTGGCGGAATCAATTAGGAACGAGTTATACTTGGGTAGATATTCATGCAGGAAATAAAGATAATATGGTTCAAATGATTGGTTCTCATGGTACTTACGAAAACACATGGGACTTGTTTAGCGGTGTATTGCGTATCGTTCGGGTGAATAAACGTTGGGAAGCTTATATTGCAAAAGTAGATGAAAAAGGAAAGCATGATTCTGCTATGTTCCGTGTGTTTAACGACATAGAGGAACGATTCAATCAAAGTAAACTCGCTCAAATCGTTATTCATAGCGCTGCATTTAGTGATATAACAACTAAGCGACAATCCTTTAATCAATTGCGTGTATGGCGTTACAATAATCCGGCTGATTTTAATGTACCTTACATCATTAATACTAACGACAAAATAGAAATAGATTGTGAGAAAAGTGATATAAGAATAAATGGAGAAAGTCAGCTGTTTCTTAAAGACTTTAGCAGTGATTTTTTACGATTATCGAAAGGGAAAACTAAAGTTTCAGCATATCCTCGTGATATCGGAAAAGTTGACGTGGAATTTAGGGAGCGATATCGATGAAAAACACATTACACATTCTTGATTTTAAAACTGAAGCAACTGTTGGAATTATTGATGAAGAAGATTACAGAAACGACATACGAAAATGGGATTTAGAAAACGCTCTTGATACATTTGAATTTGAGGTAAGTGAGGATATTCGAGACGCATTTACCTTAATGAGTCACAACATAATTGCAAAACGTGTGCGAGAAGGCGGATATGTCACCTATTACATTACTGAAATCGATCAAGGTAGTGATGGTCGTTCAAAAAAGATCGTAGCACTTAGTGAACATGTGAAACTGAAAGGTGCTAAAGTTATCCTTCCACAAAAGTTGGAACAATACACAGTCGCTCAATTAATTGATTTTTGTACAAAAGGAACAAAGTGGAAACGAGGAATTACAGAGTTTGCTAGTTTCCGAACAATAAATATTGATAAACCAACAAATCCGCTTGCTTTATTACAAAGATTAAAAAGTGAATTTGGAATGGAATTACGTTTCCGCACAGTCATTAAATCAAATCAAATCGTTGCTAGATATGTAGATGCTATTAAGCGTGTTGGAAATGATAGTGGTAAAGAAATAACGTTAGGTAAAGATCTTATTGGGATCAATCGAATCGAAAATTCACAAAACATTGTTACCGCACTTGTTCCAGTTTTAGACAGAGGGGAAGACGGAATTTTAACAATTGAAGCTGTAAACGATGGGAAAAACTTTGTTTATGATTTTGATGCATTCAAACGTTGGCATCAAGATGGGCATCATATTTTTGACATCTATACTCCTGAAACAGAGCAAGATATGAAGCCAGAGCGTTTAAAACAGTTGGCTGAAATGGAATTAAAGAAGCGAATTAATACTTCACAAAATTATAAAGTTGATGCACAGTCATTAGAAAAGATTTTTGGATTATCTCATGAAGCAATCAGACGTGGGGATACAATTAGAATTAAAGATACAAAGTTTTCACCACCATTGTATTTAGAAGCACGGGCAATCGCTGCAGAGGAATGTGATACAGATCCAAGTAAAGATAAGTACTACTTTGGTGATTATCGTGAAATTGTTATTGTAAGCGATGAATTACAAAAATGGTACAGAAAAATTCTTGGTATGTTAGAAACTAAAGCTAATAAACCGTTACTAGATAAACTAGAGGAATTAGTAAAAGCGAATGATAAGAAAACTGACGCAGCACAAAAAGAATCTGAAGCGGCAAAGCAGTTGGCTGAACAGGTAGTAAAAAATTTAGAAAACTACCAAACAACTATTTCCGAAGGTATAACTGCTCCTACTGTAGGTTTAGTAGCCGGAAAAAGCTTATGGCAAGATATCTCTCAAGGTAAACCTGGCGTATTGAAAAAATGGAACGGTACAGAATGGGAAGTTTTGCTGAAAGATTACGGAAAAGATATAACAGATCTTGATGAGCGAACTGCTAAATTTGAAACATCAATGAATGGTCTAACAAGTGATGTTGAGCAACTATCCATTACTACAACAGAACAAGGTAAGCAAATCACTGATGCTAACACTAAAATTGAGCAAAACTCACAAGCGATTGAAGCAAAGGTTGATATTAAGCAAGTTGAAGGATATGTTGGTGGAATTGGTGCAATGAATGAAATTAGAAACACAAGATTTACACAGGGTACAAAGTACTGGGGATATTACACAGCAGATAAGTCTCCGCTGGTTGTAGATAAAGATACAACACACCTAGGTGATTTTAGCTTTAGATTGTCTGTTGCTGGTCAAACAGCTCCTATTTATAACAGCTTTACATCGAATAGAATTCCAGTCACACCAGGTGAAGATGTTGTTGTTTCAGCGTATTTTATGACTAAAAATATAGATGAGCATTATAATAAGAAAATTAGAATGGTTGCTGTGTTTTGGAAAAGTGATGGTACCCAGTTGAATGCTGGTACCAATGATTTCACAGTAAAAAATGATACTTGGACAAGACAAGAGTTTACAAAAGTAGCCCCACCAGAAGCCGCTCTTGCAGGGTTCAGAGCATACGTCATTCAAAACGGTACAATGTGGATGGCACATCCGATGTTGCAAAAAGGAACTAAAGCAAGCTCCTATATCGAAAATACTAACGACATGGTTGATAAAGACAAAATCATGGATGATTTAGCGGATAAAATAGCAACCGAGGATTACAACCAAAAAGTAACAGAACTAGATCGTCAGATTAAAGCGAATGCTGAAGGCGTTACAATTATCTCCAAAAAACACGAAACTTTTGTTGGTGAGACTTTTGATGCTTATGTCAAAGAAACGGGTTCTAAGCTTAAAGTTTTGGATGAAGGAATTCTATCAGAAGTAAAAAAAGGCAATATTATTTCGGCTATTAACCAAACGGCTGAACAAATCACTATCGATGTTAAAAAATTAAACATTAATGCAGATACAATAGTTACATGGCTAACAGCGAAAGGTATCAATGCAGATGTTATTAAAATCAGTGGTGATAAAGTTGTAATTGATAAAAATGGTGTCGAAGTAAATGACGCTACTTTTTTACAAAGAGATAGTGTTAGTGGTATTAAGTATTCTGTTGTTCCAAAGCAAAATTTAATTCCAGATCATAATTTTTCACAAATGCCGCAGATAGGGATGAGAACAGCGGCTGGATTTATAAAAGTCGGTTCTTCGTCTTATTGGAAAGTACACGGTAATATCTACAAAGAACTACCAGGATTCAATTCAGAAGGAACAGACTTTATGCTGAATGCATTGTCAATTAGTTATAATGATTGGTTGCAATTATTTGTCAACGAAGGATTAGCAACGAATAAAAAATATACATTTTCTTTTCATTCTCGAATTACACATGCGAACAGCGGAGCGGCGTTAACCGGAAAACCTAGTGTAAGATTGTATTACCATTGGGAAGAAAATGGTGTAGCAAAGATGTCTAATCAATTTACAAAAACATTTACTGAACCAGGTTTTGATGGCAAAGTCAGAAGAGAATATATAACCTTCGAAGTTCCAAAAAACATTCCTGCGAATGGTTCTTTAAAAATTGAAATTATTTTGTTCTGTGAAGCCGATGGTTGGGTAACCGTTGGTGGTACACAACTAGTCGAAGGTTCTTTACCAACAGTATATGACTGGGGCAAAACCTTAGATGGCGTGTTAAATGGATATTCTACATTCAATAATATAGCTATAGGTAATCAAAATATCACAATAGGGTATCAGGAAGCTGACAATAAAGTCCTATTCGCAATGAATACAGCGAAATTCCCTGGAAAGATAGAATCGGGCGGCATAAATGTTGGTGGATATAACTACGGCGAATGGGGAAGTATTGGGTATTTTAACGGTGCTAGTGGTTGGGGCGTATATATTCAAGATAGTGGTTGGAGAAAAATATAAGGAGTGATGGTATGCTTCCTTTACAACAAGGACAAGGTGCACCGTTCATGGGGCGATTAGTGAATATCACAAGAGATGAGAATGGTATATACATTCCTATTCCGTTCGATATGCTTAACGATGCAGGCATTAAAGATGAGTCGCAAGTTGAAGTTTGGGCGTTACGAGATGGAACAATTTCTTTTCGTATTGCGACAATTTGCGAGCTCTGTGGACGTGGTGCGAAACTTTATGAAATTGACATGGGTTCAATTAAACGAAAAATTTGCGCAGAGGATTACAAGAAACTTTTGGGAGTATTCCCACAAGAACTACCTACAGAGCAGCAATAGCTGGTCTTTTTTTATTTTGAAAAAAGGAGTGAAACGATGCAAGAGATTCTCGAGTTAAAGCAAGAAATTCAACAAATTAAATCAGACCAAAAAGATATGCAACGTGATATCCGCAACTTAGAAACTCGTACTACTGTCAACGAAAAAGACATCGTGAATATAAACAAGCAGCTTGAAAAAATCAGTGCTAATACCACGTGGATTCTTCGAATCATCATTGGTGCGATTGTAACAGCGCTTATTGGACTGTTATTGAAAGGAGGTGTGTAAGATGACAAAAGAAAATATCAAAAAACGATTCCGCAACTGGAAAACATGGGTTGCGGTTTTTTCATTGCTTGGATTTCTGTTTACGAAATTTGGAGTTTCTGATGCTAAGAGTTTCCTTGATGAATTAGCTCCATATCTGTTGTCTGTTGGTATTGCTTTAGGTATTTGGTCAGATCACGAAGAAAATCAAAAAGGAGATGTTGAATAATGGCTACAAATTATAACGAAGTAAAACAAGAGGTAATCAAAGAGATGGAACAACGCTATGGGCTGATTCCAGGATTCTTCAGTGTGGATAAGGAAGCACAAGCTATCTTCTTAAATAAAGGTAATTATGAAAGTAGCATTTGGATGGATGGCGAAGGACTCTTTTATATGGATGATGTAGCATGGGAGGAATTAGCGATTACAAATGCAGTGGCCGACACAGATACACCTCCAATGCTACGTAGACATGGAAACTGGGTTCACATGACAGGTGCGATTAGATTGGTTAAAAACCAACAAGTATTCACAAGAATCACACCAGATATTGCACCACGTCAGGATTCTTCCTTTGCTGCCACAGCGTATTTAGATAACGATCCAAATCGTCCAGTTGCAGCCGATGTGATTGTTCATAAAGATGGAAGGATTTCTACTTATCTTCCAGAAGCACAAACTCGCTATGTATCATTTTCGTTATCGTACCCAATTAAATAAAAAAGGTTTATTACGGGCACTGTCATGAGACGGTGCTCTTTTTATTAAATTAAAAAGGAGAAGATGCCTAATGAAAAAATCGTTTAAATTTGTTTCCACCGTATTCATGACCTCACTGCTTCTATTTAGCCTTACTACAGAAGCTTTTGCAGATAGAACTCTTATTATTGACGGATTACCTAAAACTCCATACCGTTATGGCGTTGGAGCTTATGAGGGTGTTGTGGCGCATAGTACAGCAACTCCTGAAGCTCCAGCTATTAATATTCAAAAGTATGAAACTCGTACATGGAGAAACGCTTTCGTTCATTATGCAGTTGATTGGAATGAAACAATTCAAATTGCGGATACACGTTACATCGCTTATGGTGGTGGACCAGGTGCAAACAAACGATTTGTACATGTAGAACTTTGCGAAACAAGAGGTTATGAGAAATTCAAACGCAGCTATGATAAATATGTAAAATTACTAGCTAAAATCCTACGTGACCGTGGATTATCTGTAGAAAAAGGATTATGGACTCACTATGATGTAACAAAATATCTTGGTGGCACAGACCACGAAGATCCACTTGATTACCTAAAAAGTCATGGAGTATCAGAAGCGCAATTCCGTGCGGATGTTCAACGTGCGTATAATAACGGTGAAGTTTCTGTTCCAGAGCAACCATCTAAACCAGGCGAACCAGTCGCTAATGTGGAAGGTATTGCATACATCGAAGGAAACAATGTAAATCTTCGTAAAGGACCAGGTGCAAGCTATTCTGTTATTCGTCAGTTGAATAAACCAGAATCATATAAAGTATGGGGCGAAAAAGATGGGTGGTTAAATCTTGGTGGGAATCAGTGGGTATATAACAATCCTTCTTACATCAAATTTGAGAAGAAAAAACCAGTTAATCCGATTGCAGGTAAACGTGTTGTTGCTAAAGTGGACAACCTACGTTTCTATGATTCTCCATCTTGGCAGGATAAAGATGTGGCTGGATCTATAGATGCAGGGTTAGGATTTGCAATTGATGCAAAGGTAAATGTCAATGGTTCGCCACAATATAAAGTACACAATAGTAAAGGTAAAACATACTATGTAACTGCAAATGAAGCCTATGTGTATGTGAAGTAA